GCTCAAGCGAACCCCGCTTGAGGCAGGTAAACGGATTGCGAGGGCATTGACTACCTCGGCTCCCATCTTTGGGAGTGCTACTTGTCACGTGGAGCACGGCGTTAAGTGTTAGGCGACATCATGTTGCCGATCTGCGCGGGGAAGCTCGACCTCACGGTGAAGGAGGTGGCGCCCTATCTGCGTGCCCAGGCCGGCGCCCGCAAGGGCGCGTGGAAGGTCACGGTGTTCGAGAATGACGGCGGTTGGTGGCCATCCGGGTACAGTGCAACGCTGACTGAGGAGGAGTACTCCAAGTTGAGCCGCACCATGTATCATGGGCTCCGCAACGGGACGAAAGTTACCTCGCTACATGCTGGCTTGGAGAACGCCGCCCAGACGTTGTGGCCCACTGGGAGCCTTGACCACGTCGCCATGCGTCACTTGGGAGTGTCTCTCGTGTGGCGGTACATCACTAAGCAGGTCCCTGACCGTTGCATGTGGGCGTACCGTCTCGGGACGTACCTTGTGGCGCCGTCTGCGTTGTGGGTCCCGCCTGTGTTGTGGGGCCGCGGCATGCGGGCGATTCGGATGCCGGGAGTTGTGGCTCTCTTGCTGTTCGCGGCCTGCAAGCTGCGCGCGATTGGGAACCGCTACCTTCCAAGGCTCGAACGGATTACCGACGAGCCTCTGGCAAAGGGGAGGAGGGAGGCGAAGGAGGACGACACGAAGGGCGGCGAGCCTCCGAAGTCCAAGTCCGGGAAGGATGACCGCCCGGATTCGTCGGACAACGGTGATTCGAAGCCTGGCGGAGGTGACGACAAAGGCCCTGGGCCCGCCGTGCTTGAGACTCCGGCATTGCCGGACGACGCGGAGCACGCGGCCAAGGCGTCTGAGGACTTGCGCACAATGGCCGTCGGGGATGTGGTGGCTGTGCTTGGGCAGAACTTCGACAAGGAGGAGCCCTTGAACCACCTGCCCGTCGTCGGCTGTCTCGTCGGCCCATGCCAGCGGAAGCCTAATGTGTATGCCAAGACGGCGGCCAACTTGTTGGCTGCCATCCGTAAGCGCATCACCGAGAAGGCACGCAAGGCAAAGCTGGACGACAAGGACAAGGTGCGAATCGGTCGTCTCGTCGGGAAGAGTATGACGCCAGACAAGCGTTGCGGCGTCTTCTCCCGCGACCGCATTCAAGAGTGGGCAATCGCACATTTCGACTTGGAGGCCATCAAGTCGGGGAAGTGGAGCACCGAGCGCTTCAGGGGTTCCTTGGAGAACCTGTACGCGCAGGAGCATCCCACGTTCTCCTTCAAGGCGGACATCAAGTACGAGTGCATGCCGGAGGGCAAAGCGCCCAGAATGCTCATTGCGGATGGCGACGAGGGGCAGCTGATGGCCCTCGCAGTGGTGAAGTGCTTTGAAGAGTTGCTGTTCACTCACTTCGAGAAGAAGAGCATCAAGCACCTGGCCAAGCGAGAGGCCATTGACAGGGTCCTGGCGGAGCTTCGGAAGGCCGGAGCCAAGGCGGTGGAGGGCGACGGCTCCGCCTGGGACACCACGTGCAATGTGACCATCCGCGGAATCGTGGAGAACCCAGTCTTGCGCCACATCATGGGTGAGTTGTGCAAGTTTGGTGTTATCCCGTCGACGTGGATGGAGGAGCATTCCATTGCATGTGAGAAGAAGACCCTGAAGCTGTTCTTCAAGAACAAGTTCGAGTCGTTGGCCACGTCCATAGATGCCATCAGGCGGTCTGGGCACCGCGGCACATCGTGCCTGAACTGGTGGATCAACTATGTGATGTGGGTCTGCTCTGTCTTCAAGGAGCCCGAGCGCTTCTTGGACACCTCAGTACGGAATGGGGTGGACTTGTCGGGTCGTTGGCGGTGGTGGAATGGGTGCTTCGAGGGGGACGACTCCCTCTGCACCATGTGTCCGCCACTGAATGAGGATGACGACCTGGCGCCCATCTTCTTGAAGTTCTGGGAGTCTGCGGGATTCAATATGAAGATTGTTTTCTGCAAGGACAGGGCCACCTTCGTGGGGTGGCACTTGGGCTGCGACGATGGGGAGCTCAACGGCGTTAGGTGCCCGGAGCTCCCTCGCGCCCTGGCCAATTCCGGCGTCAGCGTGTCGCCGGAGGGCATCAAAGCCGCCAAGGAGGGCAACAGGTCCGCCGTCAACGTGTTGGCCGCCGCCTCCGCACTCGCGCGCGCGAGCGACTTCGCCGGCATCCTGCCGAGCGTCTCGGAGAAGTACTTGGAGTACGCCGAGAGTGTGTCGCAGTCCGACTTCACCGATCGTGAGATGAGCATCCGTGCCTTCGGTGAGGACGGCTTCAGCGCCAGCGCAGTGCGTCAGCAGATTCGGGAGCGCAATGTCGAGGTGAGTCCCCTGGAGGAGATGACCACCATGGCGCGGCTTGGATACCGCGCCACGAATGACGAGGTGGCCACCTTCAGGGAGTACGTGTGGAGTTTGGATCCCGCCGTGCTGACTGACTACGACGCGTTCCGGGCGTCGCTCCCTCCCGCGTGGAGGGTGGAGGAGTAGATCCGCGCAGGTTCTGCATGCACGTAATTCGCTCGCACTCTAATTAGAAGGGGTGCTCCGGGGAAGATAACGCCCCGGGGTGAGAGCCACGTGTCCCAAATTCAATCCGGTTTACCTGCCGCCGCCCGTGGGACGCTCCTGTAGAAGGACCCAGGAGTTGGACGTAAGCACGACACAAAATGAAAACATAAACAGTCGTGTGCAGCGTCCGGCGTGTGCCTTATTCTTTTGCCAGATTGCCCGCGTCTGGTGGAAGCCTGGTGTGTGGGGACGGGACCCACCTGAGGTGAAGGCCGGTGGAGGGGGGGAGATAGGCACCCCAGGGTCCAGCCAACCCTAACTCTCCATGCTACGAGTCGGCCCGGTCCGGGGCTGCCCCATTGTATAGTTTTCGGGGTTAGTCAACAGTGGTCACTGGCTAGTAATGGCCAGATGGTTGCAAGCCGACCTTGCGAATGGCACGGAACCCGAGGCGCCCCGGTAGGGCGTCGGCAGTGGAAGGGCAGGGTGCTCTCGCACGCCCGCCAGAGGAGGCTGAAGAGGTAAGAGCCAGCCGCGAGTAGGCTTGCCCTCTTGGCCGGTGGTGCGGAAATTTCCACCTTGTGGCCGCCCAGCCTGGAAGCTGTCGCCTTTGTACATAGTCGGGTAGCATGCATACTTTGGTACACATACGTTACTTCATATGTAACTTACCCACCCCGCTGGCCGGGGGCGGCGGCACGAGTGTGATCGTGGGCCAGTGTGGCTTAGGCCCGTGCCCTATATGGTCGTATGCACGAATGTCACCAAACTCCGCCAGCCATGGGGGGCTTTTTCAGCGTGTCACGTGTTCTTGCGCAAAAACAGTCCCGCTATCGTTATACTCATACTTCGACAATATGTATGGGACGGGTGCAGGGCAGTGACTCGCGGCCAAAGGGAATCCCCTTGAGTTGAATTCGCAACTTGCTCAGCGGCGACGCCGTCTCCGCTTGCGTGCTTCGCCTGGTTCGCCATGGCGAAATGGGGTGTGAAGTCGGCAAAGAAGCCGGTTGTCAAGAAGAAGGCCAAGGCGCGTACTGCCAGGTCTCAGGCAACTCGGATTCTTGCCCAGGGCGCTGGAGCCTTTCCTCGCAAGGCATTTGGGGCCGGCAAGGAGGCGAAAACAGTGAAGGCCGCCTATACGTTGGGTCTGAACGCCCGTTTGCCGCACCACCTTGGACTCCCACGTGCCGTGGGCCCTTACCAGGTGATACGGACGTCGAAGTTGCTGACTTCGACGGCGGACGTCATCCTTTTCAGTCCCATCATGTTGGACGCCGAGAACATCAATGGGGGTGCGCGGTGGTACGGCGCGTGTGGTATCGAGTCCGTCGACAAAACGAACCCGGTCAACGCCACGAACAATTCCGTGATGATAGACATGCCCATGGACACTCTTGGTGGTGCAGTAGATGTGGTGCCAGCGGCTATGACGGTACAGGTCATGTGCCCGACAGCATTACAGACAGCTGCTGGACTCTTTACTATGGCCCGGGCATCCCAACCGCTCAGTTTGGGTGGGGACAGTCGGACATGGAGCCAGTTCCGGACGCAGTTCAACAGCTTCTTCCGCCCGCGCGTCTTGACGGGCGGGAAGCTGGCGTTGCGTGGAGTGACCTGCAACGCCGTGCCCCTGGACATGAGCGAGTACGCTGACTTTGCGCCTGTCACGATGCACAACGGTACTCTGATGACTTGGGACGCGAAGAAGCGGCCGGCTGCCCTCTCCCCCATTGTTTTCACAAGCAATGGTGAGGGTGAGGTCATGTCTTTCTTGGTGACTATCGAGTGGCGTGTGCGGTTTGATCCGCAGT